GAAATCCTGCGTCTGCATGTGGATGCCGGTCTCCTCGTCGAGGAAATCAGGCCCGGCGGAGTCGGTGTGGACGGTCACGTCGGTGAGCCCGTCGATTGCGGGCATGCGGTCGGCCGCTGCCGCCCGGGCCGCGCGCATAATGGCCTTGGCGGCCGGATAGCTGGCGGCGAGCACCGTCACCTGCACCCGCTCAGTCACCCTGCGTTTCGGGCCGGGTGCGGCGATATTGCGGTCGGTGCTGCTGACCGACATGAGCGAAATCGCCGGGAGCAAGGTGCCCTGCGGCAGCATTCCAGCGACAATCCGCACCGCAGGGACCAGTGCCGTCACGCCGGTGTCAGCCACCAGGAGCGAACGGACCACAATGACCCCGTTCATTCGTCATCGACCTCGAGGGTCGGCGCCTTGAGGTTCCCGATCTGGACCCGGTGCGCGATGTAAGCGCCCATGGCGTTGACGGCTTCCTCGGCCTTCTGGTCCAGCGCCGGACGCAGAAACGGCTTGGCCGCATGGCCCGGATGCATGATGACTGGACCGACAAAGTTCTCGCCGATCTTCAGGCTGCCGCGCTTCACCATCTTGTTGATCGTGCCGATGCTGACCTTGCGCGCGCCGCGACGGGTATTGCGCACGGGCTTGTCGGCCTCAGCGACCGAGATCAGGTGCGGCGCGACGCCATATTCGATGAACAGGCCAAGATAGGAGCCGGACCCGCGCAGCTTCACGTAGGAACTGAGGCGGCTGCCGGCCGTCCGGGTGCCGATGCCGATCGCCCGTTTGAGCTGGCCGGTTTTCACCGGCACATTGGCCTTGGCCTGCTGCTGGATGACCTTGGCCCCGGCGCGCAGCCCGCCGCGGATGACGTTGCGCTCGAGGTTCTTGGGCAGTTCGTCGAGCAGGCGCAGCAGTTCAGGGCCGCCCTTGAGCCGGATCGTCATGGCGCGGCTCCTTCGCTGCTGTGCTGCTCGACAATGAGTTCTGTGCCTTCCCGGCGGCCGATTTCGGCCGGGCCGGACACGATCTGCAGGGTGCGGGTCCCGATGATCACCCGCATGTCCGGGGCGATCCCGGCCAGATGCCTCATGCGGATCCGTGCCGGCCGGTTGGCGATGACGATGCTGTCGGCCAGACGCTCCGCCCGGCTTGGCAGGACGTCTTGCACTTCCGCCCACACCGTGGCGAATTCCAACCAGGCGACGGTTTCCGTCCCATAGAGGGGATCAGGGGTGACGACCTTGCGCTCGATCCGGATCCGGGTGTCGAGCCTGGATGCTAGATCCATCGCGCGGCCAGCTGGTTGACGAGGGTGTCGAAGGCCAGACAGCCTGCACCCTCACGGTTCTCGAACAGGGAGGCGGTCTTCACGAGGATCGCGGCCCGAGCGATCGCCAGATCGGGATGACCCTCGGCAAATCCGGCCGACAGAGTGATGGTGATCTGGCCGTCGGGTGCCAGCGTGGGCCATGATGTGCCGGCAGCTGACCGAATGTGCACGAATCCGTGACGTGCCCGGGCAACATAGGCAGCCTCGGGCAAGGTGACCGTCGCACCGCCGGTGGCAGTGAAGGTTATGGCCGCAATCGTCACCGGCCTGACCGGCACGGTGATTTCATCGGGCCACGCATCGAGCACCATAGCCAGTGTCTGCGGACACAGCCGCAGATCGGCGAGCCGTTCGAGCTCGGCCTGGGCTGCATCGAGGTGGACAGCCAGCAGCATGTCCTCGTCATGGGCATCAAGGCGCAGCTGCTGGCGCGCTTCTTCCAGGGTCACGGCCCGGTCCTGTGGCGGCACGAGCGTGACGATCCCGGACATCACGTCACCTTGGTGCGATGGGTGGAGCCCGCCTTGCGCGTAACGACAGGTGCAGGTTCGTGGGATACAACTTCAACTGCCAGCCCCCGCTCGATCAGCTGGCGGCCAAAGTGGTCATCCAGCTCGAAGGTCTGGCCGGCCAGCAGATTGCTGGAACTGACCGAGCTGATGTGCAGGGTATCAAGGGCTTTGAGGATCATGGGTCACCCCTTCCGGTGGATGACAGGGGCCGGAACAAGCCGACCCCTGCATCATCACGCAGCCGTTGCAGCGGTGGCTGCAGCCGCAAAGTCGCCCTTCACAAAAGCCTCCGGGCGGTAGACTGCGAGTGCAAGGCGCTCTTCGGCCAGAACCGTCACAAGGTTCTTGCGGAAGTTCTGGTCGTCCTCGGTCGAGATCTCGACCATGGCGTCCATGCGGTCGAAGATCTGCGCACCGAGCTGGAAGGCGCCGGTCAGGAACTTGCCCGTCGCCATCGACTGCGTTGCTACCACTGGCTGGCCCCAGAGCGTCGGCGATAGATTGCCCTGCGGATTGCCGATGATGAACTGGCCGGTGGTGTCCTTCAGCAGTTCGATCGCCGCCCAGTCCGACGGGTGCAGCACGACGCCCGTCGACATGAGCTCGGACAGAGCCGTCTGCAGCATGGCGAGGCGCAGGACATCGATGCGGGTGACAGGCGCCGGGATGGTGATCGGCGGCGCAAATGCGGTCGCCTGGGTGTAGACGCCGTGCAGATCGGTGCCGGTACCCCCGCCGTTCAGCAACTGGTTCTCTTCAACGAGCGCCAGGCCATAGGTCAGGCGGCCGTCGATGTAGGACTGCAGCATGGGCACATCGTCGAGGATCTGGCGGGTGGCCAGAACCCAGTGGGCGATCGTGGTCACGCTGCTGGTCACGACATCGAACTTGATGTCGGTCTGCGGCTTGGTGGTGCCGGCCGTTTCCGAAACGGTGGCCGCTGCATTGGTGAAGCCGGTTTCCTTCACATACTGGACGGCGTTGCTGTTGGTGCGGCCCGGGGTCAGCAGGTCGCGGACCGTCAGGCGACGCTGTCCGGGGGTGATGATTCCCGGCTGGCGGTCCGGCACGATGAGGTCGCCGGCCGAACCGTTGGCATCGGTCGTGAGGGCAGAGACAATCGCCTTGACCTCGACACTGGCGCGGCCGCGGGCGGTCTTGCTGTTCAGGAACGGCTTGATGGTGTCGGACGAAACGACGCGTTCACCGATGGTCCGATAGTCGGAGCGTTCGTCGTCCTGCTTCTTGCGAGCGAGCTTCTGCTCGACCTCGTCAAGGCGGGCCTTGGCTTCATTGAGCGCGGTCAGCGCCTCGTCGGCCAGCTGCTTGGTCGCGGCCGAGAGCTCTTCACCCTTGGCAGCCTTGCCCAGCGCCTCTTCGGCGATGGCTTTTACCTGGTCATGGCGCGTGTCGAACGCAGCCTTCACTTCTTGCGCCAACTGATCGGCGCTCTTGGTCTCGGTCATGGGATTGCTCCGTAGGAGGTGGGTTCAGCCGCGGATTTGCGCNGCAAGAGCCGACAGAAAGTCGGTGTTGGACTCACTGCCGGACTCACTCCGGAGCAGCGATTTGAGGCCTTTNCCCGCNATNGCGGTGGCCTGGCTTTTCGAGAACCCTGCCTCGCGCAGGAAATTCTCAAAATCGGAGAGCGACGGCATGGTCTGCCCGTCGGTGACGGTCTTGACCGCCGTCACCTTGGCCTCGGTGTTCATGGGCATGGTGACGAGGCTGATCTCGCGAAGATCGATCTTTTTGAGGCGCAGGACGCCGGCCTTGTAGGGATCGGGAGCCGCACCGCCCTTGGGGATGGTGTAGCCGATAGAAAGGCCGCCAAGCGCGCCGTGCTTCAGCTTGCCATATGCGCGCTGGGCAACCGGATCCCCGTCGAGGATCAGCTGGCCGCGCACGAACAGGCCGCGGTCGTCCTCGAAGATATCGCGCCATACGCCGATAGGTTCGCGCTGGTCGTGCTGCCAGAGCATCGGGATGCCCCAGCCTTCGGCGCGAGCCTTGGCGACGCTCTCCCGGAAAGCGCCCGGTTCGATGAGATCGCCGCCCTGGTCGACATTGCCGAAGGTCGAGGCGTAGCCCTCGAACTGACCGGTGTCTTGAAGATCACTGGATTTGAGGGTCAGGGTGAGATGTTTCATTTAGGGGGCTCCGATGGGGCATTCGCTCCGGTTGGCGGCAGGATTCCGGCAGGTGCACCGGCCTGCGTGATGGGCACGTTCTGCATCTGCATGCGGGGGACATCGCCGCCTTCGACCGGCGGCAGGTTCTCAAGCGCTCGGACCTCGTTGATGGTCATCACGCCATTGGTCAGCATCTGCTGGTAGAAGGAGGCGCGTGCCGCGCTGTCACCGCGCAGCAGACCTTCGAGGTTAAATTCAATGACAAGCCCTGCCTGGCGATCGGCAGGCGAAAGCAGCTGTTTGGCAAGCGCCTGTTCGATGCGTTTGAGGCGCCGGCGCAGCGTAAATTTCTGGAATCCCAGGGTTTGCTGTTCGAGCCCGGTGCCCCAGCTGGTGGTCTTCTCGGTGTGGCCAACCATGAACGGCGGCACGCCGAAGAAACGGCAGACCTCCTCGACCGAGAAAGCCCGGCTTTGCAGCATCTGGGCATCTTCCGGGCTGATCGAGAGCTGGACCCAGTCCATGCCCCGGTCGAGCAGCATCGGCCGCCCGGCGTTGATCGCGCCCGCAAACTTCTCCTGCAGCAATTCCTCGGCCTGTTTGCGTTGGTCGAGGGTAAGGCTGTCGGCGGTCTTGAGTAGGCCCGAAGGCCGCACCCCGTTGCGGAAGGTGTCGCCCGAGGCCCGTTCGATGGCCTGTGCCAATCCAAAGGTCTGGCGGCCAAAACTTAGAGTCGAGAGACCGCCCAGCGGGTTGCCGCCAAAGCCCCGGATGTGGAGCATGTCGTCCTGGCTGACGACGCTGCGAATGCCGCCATCCGACCATTCATATTCAAGGCTACCGTCGCGCAGACGGCGCACGGTCATCAGTTCGGGCGCAATGGGAACACTTAGCGCCACCACCCGGCCATTGCTGCCCCGGATGATCTCGGCATAGGCATTGCCGTTCAGTTCGAGGCAGGCGCAGATGAACTCCCAGAAGTCGACCGCGGTCTGGTCGGCGTTCGGGCTGTCATGCAGGATCCGGTAGAGCGGGTGGTCGCTCGCTACCGTCCTTGCGCCGCCCCTGGTCCGGTAGACCATGAGCGGCAGCGAGGCGATCGTACCGGCCAGCAGGTTGACGCAGGCCCATGCTGAGGCGAGCCCCAGCACCGAGCTGGTTGAAACCAGTTCACCAGTCGTGGTCGTGCGGCCGCCCGCTGCCTGCAACAGCCGTAGATCCGTGAGGCCGATCGAGCGCGCGATGTAACCGAGCGCCTTCTGGAAAAGGTTCATACGAGGCTCTTCAGCCAGTCATCGATCGAGCCGGAGGTATCGCCTGCCATTGCCGCCCCCACTGCCATGCACAGCGCGACGGCTGCGTCGATCTTGTTGATGGCCCGCTGTTTGGAGAGCCACTTGTTGTCCCAGCGGTCGGTCTCGGTGACCGCCGACATCATTGCCGAGATGAGGACTGGATTGCGCTTCAGGCGAATTCGGCCCTCAAGGATCAGTTCTTCCAGGTGCCGCAGCGAGCCCGGCATCCAGAGCCCTTCGGTCATCCCGCCTGCAGGCTTGGCCCGCTTGGTGCCGCCCTGCGGATGTTCGACAAAGGCGAGGTCCAGCCCGAGTTCAGCAACTTCCTCTTCGAAGCGCCGGAAGGCGTAACGATCATAGGCCACGGCCTCGACCCGGTAGTCCGAGGCCATCTCAGCCAGTGCTTGCGCCACGTGGCGAAAACTGATGTTCTCGCCCGCTGGCGCATTCAGAAATCCGTCTGCGACCCAGAGGTCGTAGGGCTGTTTGTCTCGCCGTACCCGGGCAGCCAGTGTGTCGCCCGGCGTCCAGACTTCGACCCATGCATCAAAGCAAGGCTTGCCATCTTTCTCGCCGCTGCGCTGAACGGTTGCCAGTGCGGTCAAATCCCGGTTTTGGCTTAGGTCGAGCCCGAGCCAGACGGATTGTCCCGCCTTGGGTTCGAACTCCGCCAAGAGCGGCTCGAGCGTGGCTCGCGCCATCCAGGCAGTCTCGGCATCAGTCCACACGCAGAAGTGCAGCCGAAGGATGCCGTTCAATTGTCCCGGGATGGCTTTGGCCTGGGCGACCACCTCCGAGAGGTATTGCTCCGTGATCGTGACGCCCAGCAGTGGGTTCGCCTTGATCCAGCAGCTGGGGTCGGTCAGCGGATCGTCGCCCTCGTCGAGCGCACAAACATAGCTGAACGTGGTGTCGTCGATGACCTGACCCAGAAAGGTCGGGTCGGTCACGGCATCGGGATTACCGGCCGCCACCCGGATCGCGTGTTCGTGTTCCTCCCACGCGACCGAATTACGATCCGAGCCCGAATTGGTGATCATGAACAGCAGCGGATCACGGCGAAACTTGAAGCCGCGCTCCAGCATCTCGATGATCGAGCGATCGGGAAGCTCGTGGACCTCGTCCGCCAGCACAAAATAGGGTCGCGGGCCCGAGCCGGTCTTGCCCGTGTCGCGCGACACCGGGCGGAAGAAGCTGCCCGAAGCCAGATGCGCGATATTGAATTCGCGTCCTGGACCGCCCGAGAACTCCAGCCGCCGTGCCAGCGCGGGCGATTGCCGGACCATGCGCACCGCGTCGCGGAACAGGATGTTGGCCTGCTCCTTCTTGGCCGCCGCCGCATAGATCTGGGCGCCAGCCTCCTGGCAGGCGGTCATCCCGTAAATGCCTATGCCGCCTGCGACCGGCGACTTCCCATTGCCCTTGCCCTGTTCGATATAGGCGCGGCGGAAGCGGCGACGGCCGTCCTTGCGCTTCCAGCCGAACAGCGAGCCGATAATGAACGCCTGGCTCGGCTGGAGCTGGAACGGCTGTCCCTCAAACTGGCCTTCAGAGAGCTTCAGCACCTCCTCGAAGAAGGCGAAAGCATGGTTTGCGGCCTCGTGGTCGAACCAGATGCCGTTCTTGCGCTTCAGATCCGCAATGTGCCGTTTGCAGGCATTGCGAACGTGAGGCCCGGCGACGATCTCGCCTGCAACTACCGCCTTGGCATAGGCCAGTGTCCGGTCAGGCGAAGAAGCGGTCGGCGGGGTCGCTGCCTTCTTCCGGCGGCTGGGCGGCGATCCTGCTCCTGGCACTCGGCGTCATCCCGAATTCTGCGGCATAACGCATCATGTCCGCTGCCGCCTTGTTGGCGGTTCCCACCAGCGGGTTCTGGATCGCGTTGCCGTTCGATGTCTTGATCATGAGGCCGCCGGTCAGCTGGTCCTTCTCGGCCATTTTGGCGATCGCCCGTTCAGCCTGAACCCAGCGACCATAGGCCATGGCGTAAGCGGCGAGCGCAGCCCGATCGATCTCGGAAAGGATCCCGAGGTTGAAGAGCTCGGTTGCAACCCGGTTCCATTCCTCGACGGCATCAGCGGTCAAGTGNTGGGGCGGNGCCGGNATNGCNGCCTTGGCCTTGGCCTCCTTGCGGTTCAGCGTCCGCTTGCCGGGNTTACCCGTGACNAGCTTCAGATGGGTNGGCTTGGGTTTCGTTCCGGGTTTCATCCGTCATACCTTGGGTTTCCCGATGCNGGACGAGNTCAGACGCGAGAGTTCGCAGCGCATGCGCCGCAACCANGGGGACCACTCCGTTTCCGCAAAGTCGAAGCCGGTCCACCCGGTGGGCCAGCCCATCAGCGCCTCGACGAACAGCGGGTTCAAGGTCCGGCGCGCATCCGAGGAACAGTTCCCAGGCATCGGCGTCGTCAGGACCTGGCGGCCAAGCAGGCCGTTCACCGGCACATTGGCAAGACTGGTCGAACCATCCTTGTAGTCCCGGGCAGTCGGGGTCATCCACATTCCGGCAGCATGCGTCAGGTCCGCACTCTTGCGGTTGCCCGCACTGGGCTTGTTCCCGTCGCTTGCCATCGGCGTCGGCCACTGAGCCGCCACTTCCTGCAGGTCCGGCCCGCCCGCACCGCGCTCGGCACGTTTCGAGTTGGGCCCACCCGTGATCGCTTTGGGCGTCGGCCAGTCCCGGGCAAGCCGGTCGAGGCCTTTCTCGTCCTTCCGGTCCCCGCCACGGCTCCTGAAGCTGTCCGTCTGCGGGGTCGGGCCAGAGCCTCAGAAACTACCGTCCGGTTGCAGCCACTCGACCTCGCTCCCGAGCAGGCGCGCGGGGTCGGCCAGTTCGTCGCCCTCGCGGAGCGCAAGGATAAACAGGCGTTCGCGCCGGTGCGGTGCGCCGACTTCCGCCGCCGTAAACAGTCCTGCCGCAAGGACGTAACCCATACCAACCAGTTCTCGGGCGACTTCGGGAAATCCAAGGCGGAGATGATTGGCGACATTTTCGAGGAAGACGATCGGGGGATCGCACTCCCGGATGATGCGAGCGACGTGCGGCCAGAGGTGGCGCGGATCCGCTTCACCGAGGCGGCGGCCGGCGACCGAGAACGGCTGGCACGGGTAGCCTGCAGTGAGGATATCCACGAGACCGCGCCATGGTCGGCCGTCGAAGGTTGTAAGGTCGTCCCAGACAGGCGCCGGATCCAGGGCTTTGTCTTCCATCCGCGCCACGAGAGTGGCTGCTGCGAAGGCTTCCCGCTCGACGTAACCCACAGTGCGATATCCGGGACAGGCGATGTGTAGGCCGAGGTCGAGACCACCTGCTCCGGCGCAGAGCGAGATGCCGTCAAGGCGTGCGTCATCGCTCCCCGGTTCGTGCCCGGGGGAAGATAGAGCCATGTCATGCACGTTGTTACCGCTGCTGTTCGCTGAGTTCGGCAAATGTCCGCCCGTCACCCTCAAGGGTGGCCGGTTTGCCGGTGAAGTCCTGCCAGCGCTTGATGGCGACATCGACGTAGGCTGGGTTGAGTTCGATGGCGTGGATCGAACGGCCGGTCATCTCGCCGGCGATGATCGTGGTGCCCGAGCCCGAGAACGGCTCGTAGACCGCTTGTCCCGGGCTGGAATTGTTCTCGATCGGGCGCTTCATGCACTCGACCGGCTTCTGGGTCCCATGACCCGTCTCGTTCTTCTTCGGCTTGGCAATGTGCCAGACGGTGGTCTGCTTGCGATCACCGGCCCAGTGGCCCTTTGCGCCCTTCTTTACGGCATACCAGCAGGGCTCATGTTCCCAGTGGTAATCGCCGCGCGAGAGCACGAGCTGGCCCTTGTCCCAGATGATCTGGGAGCGGAGCAGTAGATCGCAGGAAGCAAGGCTATCGCCCACCACACCCGCATAAAGTCCGGCGTGCCAGACATAGGCGACGTCGCCCGGGAACAGTGCCCATGCTTCGCGCCAGTCGGCCTTGTCGTCATTCAGCACCTTGCCTTTGGCAGTGCCCGATGCAGCAACACCGGCCTTTTCGCGCCAGGCAGGATCATACTCCACGCCGTAGGGCGGATCGGTGACCATCAGGTGGGGTGAAACACCGTTCAGTGCCTTTGCGACCGTATCAGCATCGGTGCTGTCTCCGCAGACCAACCGGTGCTTGCCGAGCAGCCAGACATCGCCGGGTTTGGCGATGGGGTCGATGGGCACTTCCGGGATCTCATCGGGGTCCGTGTTGCCTTCGGTCTTTTCAGCCAGCAGCTTGCCCAGCTCATCATCCGAAAACCCGGTCAACATCAAATCGAAGTCGAAGCCTTGGAGATCGCCGAGTTCGACGGCCAGAAGTTCGAGGTCCCAGCCAGCATTCAGCGCCAGCTTGTTATCGGCGATGATGTAGGCCTTCTTCTGAGCCTCGCTCCAGCCTTTGGCGACCATGGTCGGGATCTGGGTCAGGCCCAGCTTGCGGGCTGCAAGCAATCGGCCGTGACCGGCGATCAGCCCGCCGTCTTCATCAACGAGGATCGGGTTGGTCCAGCCCCATTCCCGGATCGAGGCGGCAATCTGCGAGACCTGTTCGTCGGAGTGCGTGCGGGAGTTGCGCGCGTAGGGCGTGATCTTCTCTATCGGCCAGAACTCGCTGTTCTGGGCCGGCCAGTCCTGATCCATAGATGTCCTTGAAACGGGTTCGGCCGCAGGAGCCCGGAAGGGCTTGCGGCATTTGTTTGCGATGTTGGTAAACCGCTATGGGCGCTGGCGGTGGGGCCTGTAGCTCAGTTGGTTAGAGCTGGCCGCTCATAACGGCTAGGTCGCGGGTTCGAGTCCTGCCGGGCCCACCAATCANATCAGTTCGAGCTCGTTCAGCACCTTCGCGGCGTCGAGCAACTGGTCGGTCTGGACCGTGATCTCGATCGTCATGTTGTCGGCAGTCACGCTGGCATAAACGCCACCCTCGTAGAGTTCCTGTTCGATCGTCTCGATCACCGCGACGATCCGGCTGCGGTCGAAGTTCTCAGGCAGCGTGCGGATCGCAAGGCGGATGGTGCTGGTGATGCCCGCGCTCATTCTGCCTCTGCCATGATCTCGTAAAGGCCGACAAAGCCGGTCAGGTAAGGTAGGCCCTTTGGAATGCCATGTTCGCGCGCGGTGTTGCGGTCGATCTTCCAGCCCATCCAGCGGGTGATTGCGGCGTCAATGGCGGCCTCAAGGCCAAGCCCGGCGTGAATGCCGTTGTGCACATCGTCGGCGAAGTGCCGACCGTGGCGGCTGTCGAGAAAATCCCGCACCCCTTCGGCGGTGGCTCCGGTGGCTTTGGCAATCGCCGGGAAGGCAATGGCCCAGGCTGCATCGGCATCGGCGAAGTCGCTGCTGGTGCCGTAGGAGCCCCAGGCTTCGTTGGCAGTTGGCAGGGTCGAGTTGGTCATCTGCATCGCTCCGTTTTTGTGAAGCGACTACCGCTCTTCTCGCGGCGACTATCCAGTCAATTCGACGGAAATCTGCGACTTTCTACTTTCTGACCCCCGGTTGCTAACTCGCGGGTGTGAAAAGTTTGGGCCAGGCGCGGTGTCCCCCGCCGAGGGCCCAGACTTTCGAGCCGCCCCCCGGCTTGGTCAGCCGATCGGCCACCCGTCGGGGCCCACGGCGACCGTCCTGCGCTGGCCGAATTGTTCGGCTGTCCGCTTGGCATGGCACACGGCGCAGAGGCAGCGGATGTTGCTGTTCTCGTCCGATCCGCCACGGGCTAGCGGCACGATGTGGTCAGGTACGGTCGCCTCGCGGACAATCCCGGCGGAGGCGCAATCGCGGCAGAGGGGCTCTGCCTTTAATCGACGCAGGCGCTGCGCCATGCCTTGGCGTCCCCGAAGTCGTTCAGCCATCGCACAACGCCTGCAACGAGAAACGCCCGGAAGCTGGTAAGCCCCGGGCGCAACTCGCATCACTACATTTCGGAAATATCTACATGACATCAATCCGCCCGTCAATGATGAATTGTATTTTTATCGTTTAATCACAGTTTGTTAGATCAACCGCTAGGCGGGCGATACTGGTAGCGAACTGTCCCTGTTGATACCGAACAGGGTGACCAGTGCTTCAAGCCCGTGCGCCA